GGATTATGTCTACAATAAGGAACGATACGAGGATCTTATTCGTCGAGTAGTTGCAAGAGATCCAGATGTCCCTATTAATACCGGGATGGCAGATCTCGTAGCCCTTTTAGGTATTCAGGATGTAGATCCTAGACCTGCGCCAGAGGTCACACCTCCGTCTACTCAGGTTCAGATCCTGTGAAACATCGTCAACCTTGTCTCCTATGTTAGGATTAGGACGACTGTGAGAGTCGTTCATGTCGATTAATTAAAAAACGAGAAAATATACAAACACTATATGATCTCTTGCTAACTGACTTAATATGGATAAGGCAACTGCTCAGACGATTTCGGACCCAGCTCAGGTTCTATCCGAGTTACAATCTGCTATGAACGTCGAAGTATCGACGAGGCCATTGAGCAAGTCTGCAGTGCCGGAGGCAGTACCGCCGGTCACAGGAGGCAGGGTAGAGGATGAATCGGCACTGTTCGAAGAAGGCGTGAGAGACACCAATGTTCCACCCCTTCCCGGAACAGTTGCCATTTCTCTACAGGCGGCTAGAGTCCCTCCTGAGAGGAAAACGGTCCGAAGAATCCCAGCCTCGGCTAAGATTGCTCATGATCCAGATAGTGTAAGAGAATGGGTTGGGACCGTCCGTCCGTCTGACCATCAGTCCTTAATCGACTTAGATGCAGGAGATGAACTCCTTGAAACTGGTAGCTTATACGAAGATCCCGTCCCTCAAGAAGAACGCCCTTCTGATGCAGGATCAGTCAGGACAGAGCTCAACATGTTTCGGACGTATACTGAAAAACAATTCGACGAAGTCAGAAAGTACACCGAAGCACAAATGAGAAGCACTCATGATCTCCTGACCCGCATTGAAACCCGATTGACTATACTCGAGAAGAAGATAAATGTAAGTGGATCTAGGCCAGTGAGTGTTCAGTTGCCGCCGAGTCATTCTAAACCTCCTGTCCAAAGCACTCCGGGAGCAAGCACGACAGTCGCAGCAAAACAGGCCACAACCACGACTGCAACGTTCGGAGGGGTAACGGAGTTACCCACGTACTCGCCGAATAAGACTATTCAAGTCCGGACTCTCAATAGACTTTTGAAAGATAAAGGACTGTCTCTTCAGCCAATGACTAAGGCAATCCCTCGCAAGGATTGGACACTTCAATATATCAATTCTTTACCTGTCTACCGTTATTAGGTAATCTCTGCCTCTATCTGGCACTGTGCTTAAGTGACCTCTAGTAAGTAAAAATGAGAAAACAATCTCTAGTATCATGTGCAACTTTTAC